CTTCCTTACGCCCCTCGAATGCAGGCCGGCCGGAAGGTTGAGGCGGATCCTTGAAGGTGCCGAACTCCATGAAGATGCCGTGGTGGCGCGGCAGGTTCTTCGCTGGCCCGACATAGACCGTGACTGAGCCGGGCGGTGCGCCTGGATCAGCCTGGCGAGATACAGTCTGGGCGCTAACCACGACGCTATCGCGCAGATGCAAGCCTTGGTCGCTTGCATCATACGGAGCCAGCGCGGCCCACAGCGAACGGATCGGTTCAGCGGCGAGGATCAATGAGCGCCGAACGACCGCCTTTTGCGTTGCCGTCTTCGGCAATTCCTCGAGCGCTTCGAGCAGGCCGGCGAGACCGTCGACCTTGACGGTCATCGCGTCCATGTCAGTGCCTCGTGATCTCTACGGGCACGCCGCGTGCCTTCAGCGAATGGAAGAACGCGATACCCTGCGCGTGCTTGGTGCGCGTCTCGTCATGTCGAGGCGAGATCGTCAGGTAATCGGAGAGCGACTTACCCTTGAGCCCGCCTGACCAGCCGGTGAGCGCGAAGATGGCCGTATGCCATGCCGTGACGATCGCCATGTCGGTTTGGCGGGTCGCAGCGCGGACCATGCCTTCCATGCAGGTGACGTAGGAGCGAGGCGTCTGGCGCCAGAACTCGGCAGGAGAGCCGCCGAGCGCCACCCATTCGATGAGGAAGGTCTCGATGCTCCATTTCGCAGTCGAGCCTTCGTCTTTCTTCTCGCCGAGGTTCAGAGCCCGCTTCAGCAGGACGAACATGCCCTCGATGAGCGCGGCTCGGACGGCACCGCGATTGAGCATCAGGCCAGCCGTCTCGTCGAGCGTCATCTGTCCGTGATGACGACGCAGCAACGCGAACAGCAGCTTGCCGGTAACGCCGACCGGAGGACGCGCCGAAGCGAGCGCCTCCATGATCTCCGGCATATCCCAGCCCGTCAACACCTCGGCATGATCGAGAACGCCGAAGTCGATGGCCAGCATCAGCCGATAGCCACCGACCTCGATCAGTTCCTCGTCATGGAATGCGGCCACGATTATGAACCAGTGGCGCCCGTACCCTGCACAAGCGCGCCAGTGATGCGGATCGTCGCTGTCGAGGTGATCTTCGCATCCGCCGACATTTTGTCGGGCGCATACTTCTTGATGAAGCCGCTGGTCAGGAAGTTCCAGTCGATCGAGCCTGTCCCGCTGTTGTCGGGAATCTCGAACCGAACCTTGCGGGTCGTTCCATCGTTCTTGGCAGCGGTCAGCAGAAGGTCGGTCGCGTTGCCAGGATCGTAATTGATCGTGACCGTGACCTCGCCTCCGTCGATCAGGCCGGGGATGAATTCCTTGCGACGGTTCGGCGAGAGAAGATGCGTCGCATCGATCTCGTCGGTCTGATCCGTCGGGAATGTGCAATCGACGACCTCAATGAGTTGCGTGAGGTTCGCTTCGGTATTGTCTGTGCTGACGAAGACCTTGCCTCCCCAGCCGATGCGCGCAGCGGTCATTTCATGCTCTCCTTGTTAACTATGCGCGACCATCAGGTCGGCAGATTTCCGATAAATGATCGTGTCGCCCTCTTTTTCACCACCGACATCGCGCGGACCGAGGGTAATATCCGCGCGCTGGAATGTGTGGCCGTTGCTTGTGTTGCCGGGGACAAGCGCATTGATCAGCGCCGCCATGCCGGTCTGAACATCGGCATAAGTGAGGCCCCAGACGTCGATCTGGATCAGCGCGAATTCCAGATCCCAGTCGTTCAGGATCTGTGGCCTTCGCTCGGTAATGTCGGTCAGCGTCGCATAGGGCTGAGCCGTATTCTGCGGAGCGTTGACCCAGTATGTTTTCGTGTAGGCCGCCTTGGCGCGGGCCATGAACGCTCCCTGCCAATCCAATCAGAGCAACCTTATGGCGGTGAAGCGGATCGAATATCGATCGAGCGGCTCACGCACGGTGATACCCCATTGCGAACCATCGAAGGTGATGCGTGCCGTCATCGGGACAGCATCCAGCGTCGATGATCGGTAGCAGACGAAGCTAGCCGTCTGTTGTGCGGCCTGCTGGGCAGCTTCGCGTTTCTCCTGCCCGCTGCCAAAAATGACTTGGGCAGTCACTGAGGCGAGGGTCGTCGGATGAGCCCAGTCCTCGACTGTTTCGTTATAGTCATTCGTACTAGTCGCTGCCGCGATAAACGTGATCGCGCAATTCCTCTCACCTGACGTCGGCATGGTCAGTAAGCCGAGACAGGCCGTATCGCGTCGAGCAGATCGGTTACGGTCTGCGGAACTTCCACAGCCGCCGCTCTCAAGCCCGTAATCACGGATTCCCGGTTCTCGAACCAATGGCCGATCAGCAGGAGCATGGCCCGCTTGCCGATCAGATATTCCTCGCTAGCGCTGTCAAGAGCCCCGCTCGTATAGCTGACGGTGATCGCTCCACCACGGCCGAGCGCCGGGAACTCGCTGTCGATCGCCGGATAGATCATCAGCGGGAACCGATCCAGCGGCGCAATGAAAGCATCGTAAGTCGCGTCATTGCCGTCGGCATCGAGGTAGGCGATCCCATCGACACTGACGATCGGCCGACGATAGATTTCGAGATATTGGCCACGACCGCTCAAGCTCCAGCGGCTGAGCGCTTCGCCCCATGCTCCGAACGTCTCCGTCCGCGCAGTCGCGACCCAGAAGTACCGGCTGATATTTTCCACAGTGGCTCTGGCAGGGGCGATGAGCGACGTCAGGAATGTGTCCTGACTGCTGTCGTTCGCCATGTTCACTTGGGCTTTTGCCTCAGTGATACTGACGGGCTCAGCCAACCTTGGCGTCCTTTCCGTCCCGCCCGCGCTTCACAGCAAGCCGCCAACCACTGTCGGGCGTATCGGGCTTGGCGTCGGTCTGCTGCTGGGCAATCCACCACGAGCCGCCCCAAGTCACACCATCGCCGGGTTCGTATGCCTCTCCAGCCTTGTAGACGCCGCGGTCGAGCACGGTCGGCCACTTCATCGTCGCGATATGCTCATGCTCGCCGCTGATGAACTTGAATTCGATGGTGCGATCATCGTCGAGCACCTGGCATTCAAAGCTGGTGAGATCGAACCCGTCACGCCCCGGCTTGCCCCTCTTGCCGCGCGCCGGCTCCCGAGCCTCGAGATAGCGGATCCGCTCGACAAGAGGCTTGACCGTGCGAATGACGAGCTCGCGCATGACCGGCGCGAAGGCTTTCACCAGCACTTCCACGTCGCCTTGCTTCATCTCTTCACCTCGTCAGGCCGCGAGCAGGAAGTCATTGTCATGCTGGATCCAATCCATTTCCGATCGCGTGTCCGCCTGTTCGAAGGTCCGGATGCCGCCATTGGTGCGAGTGCTGGCCTTAAAGTGCCGTCGATCCTGACCCTCGCCAATCGCAAGGGCACCGACAGTCTTGACGGTGCCGATGAACCGGGCGCTATCCGAAGGTTCGCGAACGTAGAGCTTGCCGTAACTGATAAGCCGGCGCGGCATTTCCGAAAATCCGGCGCCAGCCTGCCCAACCTCTGCGGAGGCCACCTGAAGAGTGCCCTGCGCTATTGTCAGGGCTTGGCCTGTCAGCGCGACTACGACGTCCGCTTCAGACGCCTTGACGGTCCCTTGCGAGGTCGTCAGGTGTTGCCCGGCCAGAGACTGATCGATGCTGCCGAGCAAGTCGCCAGCTGAAACGCTGGCCTCTTGGCCGGTTAGAATTATATCCGCCGAAGCGGCAATCGGCTCTAGGTCAACGGCAACCGACTGGCCTGCAGGCACCACGCTCGAGACCGGCGTGACAGTACCGAGGCCGACGGAAATGCTCTGGCCGCTGACCGCGAGTGACGTGTCAGCGGCGGATGAGCCCTGCGAAATGGCGAGCGCCTGGCCCGTCACTGCCGCGGCAATCGTGTCGGTCTGCCCCTGCGAGCCGACAACAACAGATTGGCCAGTCAGCGCCAAGCTGGACGCTGCAACAAGTGAGCCGATCTGCGCAGTTGTCGCCTGCCCAGTGAGAGCGGGCGAAATGGCGGGCGTAACCGAGCCCTGCGAAGACGTTACCGACTGGCCTGTAAGCGCAACGGTATTTTGTTCAGCCGCACCTTGCGAGCCGACAACGACTTGCTGCCCGGTAAGCAATGCGGTGTTGGCACCGAGGACCGATCCGCGAGCGACCGTGACCTGTTGGCCAGTCAGCGCGAAACTCGGCGAGGCGACAATCGAACCTTGGGCGACAATAACCGATTGGCCCGAGATCGCCGCACTGGGTGCCGCTGTCACCGAGCCTCGAGCGACGCTGATGCTTTGCCCAGAGAGCGCGACGGATATGACCGCCGCAGTTGACCCTTGCGCTACGGTGGTAGCCTGCCCGGTTAGAGGCGCGCCCTGTAGAACCGAGCCCTGCGCACTCGTAATTCCCTGACCGGCGAGTATGTTCGTGTTCGTTACAGCAACAGAGCCGCCCGCGACCGTCAACGACTGCCCGGTGAGTGCAGCTGTTCTATCCGGACTTACGCTCGCAGGACCGCGACGAACGAATGAACGTGTTGCTAACCATGACTCGATGTCATCTTGGAAGATGATGTCGGCCATTGCCTATAGCCCCATATAGGCGAGCCGCGCCTGACGGTCATGATATGGCAGCGATATTCCGTAAATCTGGACGGCGGCGCTGATGTAGATCGAACTGGTAATGGTGCAGTTGAAGGTTGGCGCGGCAGTCGCCTGACTATTAGGTACTAGCTCATCAACGATGATCCCGCCGCCTGCCCCCGTAGCTGAACTGAAGTTGGCGATGAAACTGTCTGTACCACCAATGCTATTCCAAACATTGGCGCTATTGGTCGAGACGGTGGCGCTGTCGCGGTCCGTAACAATGACGGCGAGGAGGATATCGGTAGTCTGAACCGAATTGGTAGCCGCAACGCCATTGGTCGAAACCGAAGTCGTAGCGGGCGTGCCGATATTGACACCTGAAGCCGAGCATGGTTGCGCGACGCCATAATGTCCGTTGGGCTCGTAGTTGGCGTAGGTCAGCAGGATCGCGTTTTGGTGATCGCCGCTATCTGAAATCGAGATGCCCGAGCTGATGTCGCCCGATGTGATGTTGGCCTTGTAGTAAATCGACAGCATCGTCGCTGCCGCAGCACCAGCCGTGCCGGTCCCGGTGCCCGCGCCGCCCCTCAGCAGCGTCCAGCCGGTCGGAGTGGTGATTGCTTGATTTGCTGTCTCGACGATGAGAATGCCGAGATCGCCCGCCGTCGCGCCTGTGCCGAATGTCGCGGTCGTCGCGCTAACGCTGCTCGCCATCGACGAGCTGACGCTGGTGCGGTTGGCCACCGGGGCGGCCTAGAACAGCTCTTCGATCAGCGCGAAGCCGCTTACAGTCATCGATGCCGATGGTGCGGTCGGCAGATTGATCGCCGCCCCCTGCGATGGAGCAATCACCGGCCGTTCGTCGGGCATCGGCACCCAAATGAAGCCGTTCAGGAACTCCCATTCGCGCTGTAGCAGGACCGCCGATGTTCCGGACGTGGTCATGGGCGTGGTATCGTTGATCCGCGCTGTTACCGTCGCCGTAGGATCGCCAAAATTCATCTTGTTGATCGTCGCCGTAGTGCCGCCCGACCCAGCTGTTACCGTAGCGGGGAAGCGGATGATCCTAAGTGTCTTGGCTTCCCAGGCCGTCAAGGTGCGTTGGCCGAGCTCGACCCGCCATAGCTTGAACGCCATTGCTGAGGTCGCTGTAATATTGATGAGGTCTTGCGACGCGGAAACCGCGACGTCCGTGATCGGGATTGAATAGAACCGTCCTGCCATCTCAAATCTCCAATAGAGTTACGAGATGCGGATCAGGCCGGTCGTGAGATCGTTCGTCGGCATCGTCAAAGTGAAGGTGCCAGCCGTGACGCTCTGCGATCCGAACGTGAATACTGCGACAGCCGCATTGGCTGTGTTGCTCGAATTATAGAGCAGCATCGCATCGAATGCGCCCGAGCTCGTCAGGTTGGCCCATGAAAGCGAGGCCGAGGGCGTCCAGAAGGCGACAATGCCTGTGCCGCCAGTATTCGCCGGAGCGGTGGCGTTCGTGACCGTGACGCCGCCCGCCGTGTAGTTTCCGGTCGCGGCCAGTTCGCCAGTCGCTGAATAGGCCGTCGTCGAGCGATTGATCGTCGCAGTCGCGAGATAGAGCGCAGCCTTGAACACGTCCTTGGTCGTGACGGTTCGCGTGCCGTTGGCTCCCTGCGCTCCGAACGCATGGGTTCCGTTCAGAAGATCTACGCGGAAGGAATCGCAGATCGCTTGCGTGTTTGCCATGGCTTATAACTCCGACTGCTCGCCAGCGAGCGCCTGCCCGCAAAGGATTGAAACTGCGACATCGCGACGCACGAGCTCGTCGCCGAGGAACCATTCGGTCGCGATCACTCTCGCATTATGCTCATCGGTCACGATGTCCTTGGCCACGAGTTTTTCGCGGTCGATGAGACCTTTGATGGTATGAACTTTGCTCACTCCGGTATCCTTCTCAGGCATGGACGATCGTTCCGTAGGCAATGCTGACTTCCTGGCCTTTCCTGATTTCGTCCGAGGTCAGGATTATGTCTGCGTCTGCGACCCCGACGCTGAGCTGATCAACAACGACCTTCCCCGATGCTGTCGTGATTTGAGCCGATCCTGCTTTGCCGGAAGCCCTTGCCTGCGGATCGATGTTGGCCCGCCCAGCCAGGTTCATTTCTCCGTTTGATACGACGAAGGCCGGCGTCGAAAGCCTGACGACGCTCAAGAGCGTTTCCATGCCCTCAGTGCCGATCTTGAGCAGTCCTTCAGCACCAATAGCGTCGACCACCACCTGAAGCCGGCGGTTCTTGACGTCCGTTGCGTACCGCATCAGACCTCGCGGCGCTCAAATTCTAGGATCCGGCCGCGCTCATCGTGCTTGGTGACGACGGTCTTCTCGATGCCGCGCTTCGGCAGGTGATTGTGAATGACCAGCGGTGGCGTCTCAGCAGGAGCTGCGGCGGTGACTTTGATTGGATCTGGTAGGATAATTAGGTCATCATCGCCCAGTTCCTTGCGGAGCAGCGCTGAGACGAGCCCTGTTTTGTCTTCGATTGATAAGCCGTCGCCCCAGTCCTCGCTGGCGGTTAGCTCTGAGGTTGCGTCTATCCCGTCGCGACCATCCTTACCGACAACTTCGCCGAAATCCTTCGTCGTGCCATCGGAGAGCGTGGCGATCAGGTGGCCGTCCCGGTTAATAAAACCGTCGACTACGCCTGCACCGTCCCTCCCATTGGAACCATCGGTGCCAGCTTCACCCTTTTCGCCGCGCTCCCCAGGCTCGCCCTTCTCGCCGGGAGGGCCTGGCTCGGGCTTGCGTGCTTCAAGTTCGGCGATGCGTTCGTTCAGCGGGGCAACGGCTTTCTCAACTTCATCGCTGATGACCGGCGCCAGCATCGCGGCGAGCGCTTCAACGTCGAGCATTCAGCTTCTCCCGAACGGAGTGAGCAACCAGCGCGGATAGCGCCTTTGCGGCGTTGGGATCGTTTGCCGGAGGCGGTACAGGGGCGGGCTTCGGCGCGGTTGCGAACGGATCGTCCTTGGCATCGCGCTTGGCGAGGGCAGCGAGGCTGAAATTCTGCTGCTGGATCATGGGCGAATCGCCGCCATCGACCGGCGGCAAACTCATCCGGCCGCGGGCCTCATTTGGTGCGAAAACCGCTGCGGAAACTCCGTCCTTGAGCGTGGCGATCTGGGTAACGCTGTCCATGCGGAGCAGATTGTCGACATCGAACTCGGTCCCGTAGGTCGAGCCGTTGACGACCACTCCCTCGCCGATCCCGAGCCCTTCATCGAGGCAGAGTTCGATCGCTTCCAGATGAACCTGAAGGCACTGCGAATAATATTCGACGTTGAGCGCCTGGACGTTATTGAATGTCGGCTGCTGCCCGATTCCGATCTTGTACGGTGGGACATGATAGGTCGAGCAAACGACCTCGGCGGTATATTTCAGCTGCTCGATCAGCTGTGCCTCTTCGGCGTTCATCGTCAGCGATTCGAACTTCAGGCCATCGCCAAGGATCGCGATCTTGGCCGCGCCCTGCGGGCCGGAATATTGCGTTTCCCAAGTCTCTTTGAGCCGCTTGGCGTTCTCGGGATCGATCTTGCCGGGAGCGGTGAGAATTCCGCCTGGTCTTACACCATTCGCTGCCAAACGAGC